GGCAGTGGCAGCCTTGCAGAAAGAGCTGGAGGAGGTAAAGTCTTTCCAATCGAGCATACAAGCGCAACAACGTCAAGCAGTGGTCGCCACCATTTCTGCTGACGTTGACAAGTTTGCTGCCGATCCGGCTAACATCTACTTCGCGGAGGTTGCAAATGACGTTGCAACCCTGATTGAAAAGGGTGTGGCCACATCGCTAAAGGATGCCTACGAAAAGGCTATCTGGGCCAACCCGGTCACACGCACTAAGGAGCTTGCTCGCACAACAGCGGAAGCGGCAACCAAAGCGGCGAGTGAGGCGGCGGCAAAGGTAGTTGCAGCGAGAAAGGCAACCGGTGCGAATGTGCAGACGAGAGCAAAAAGCGGTAGTGCTACGACTCCGGCAGGAAGCCTCGATGACACGCTGAGTAATGCGCTTGCGGACATCCGGTCCCGAGCTTAGTGTGAAATTGAACTTAACTTAAAGGAGCTATTAAAATGGCATCTCCCAACGCAGTCTTCACGGAACTGGTAACCACTACCTTCCGCAAGCACTCGAAAGAAATCAAGGACAACGTGTCCAAGAACAACGCCTTGCTGGCACGCCTGATGAAAAAGGGCACCCGCAAGGAAGACGGCGGTTTGACGATTGTCGAGCCACTGGACTACGCCGCGAACGGTACCTATCAGCGCTACTCCGGTTACGATGTGCTGAACATCGGCGCCAGCGATGTGATCAGTGCGGCCGAGTACCAGTGGCGCCAAATCGCCATCAACGTGGTTGCCTCCGGCCTGGAGTTGCGCACGAACAGCGGTGATTCCCGCATCATCAACCTGGTCAAGGCCCGGATGAAGAATGCGATCCGCACGTTCAAGAACAACTTCTCCGCTGACGTGTACTCCGACGGCACTCTGCCCAACCAGATCGGCGGCCTGCAAGCACTGGTTTCCGACGCAGGTACCGGCACAGTGGGCGGTATCGATTCCTCGACCTGGGCTTTCTGGCGCAACGTCGTGCAGTCCGCTGCTGCCCCGCTGCAAGGTGGCGGCGCGATCACTCCCTCGGCAACGACCATCGAGTCCCTGATGCTGCCCCTGTGGCTGGCTCTGGTACGTGGTGACGACAGCCCTGGTCTGATCGTGGCGGACAACAACTACTTCACCTTCTACGAAACCTCCCAGGTTTCCATCAAGCGTTACACCGATGAAACTAAAGCCAACGGTGGCTTCGTTTCGCTGAAGTACAAGGGCGCTGATGTGATCTTCGACGGGGGCTCCGGCATCCCTTCGAACCACATGTACTTCCTGAACGACGACTACCTGGACCTGGTCGTGCACAAGGACGCGGATTTGGCTATCATGGACGAAATGAAGCCTCACAACCAGGACGCGGCCGTTATCCCAATCCTCTGGATGGGTAACATGGTCTGCTCGAACCGCAGCCTGCAAGGCGTCCTCAAGGCGTAATTGAAACCCCGGCGGGTTACGGTCTCGTAATCCCCCGGATTTACCTCACAAAACTTAGGAGCTAATTATCATGGCATATGCAGCAGTCAATCCCCAGATCGGTTATCCGGTCCCTCAGTTCGGCGGTCTTGTCGCCGACACCACGCCCGTCCTGCGCCCAGGCTTCATCCAGGCTTTCACCGACAACTGGTGGGGCTTTGGTGAATTCATGTACGCTCGCGCAGCTGGTGCGATCCGTGCTTTCGGCCTGTGCGTTACCACCCCAGTGTTCGACAGTACCCTGCAAAGCTACCGTTACGATGTGACGGAAGTTCCCAACACTGCCAATCTGGGCCGCATGCTTTGCGTGGCCAGTGACAGTATGACTTCCGGTGAGTATGGCTGGTTCCAGATTTCCGGTCTGACTCCAGTCAACTGCTCCGCCTCCGTTGCCGCCGATACCACTTTCGGTATTGCCGCAGCCGGTCAGGGTGGTGCGAATTCCGCAGGCAAACAGGTCCTGAATGCTCGCGTGATGGTGGCCGCTGCCGCAACTGTGGCTAAGGCAAACTGCACGAACGTGTCAGGCAGCACCGTGTTGCAGGTTCCCAACAGTGATGGCTGGTTCGTCGGAGCCTACCTGTCTGGGACTGGTGTTGGTGCAGCCTGTATTGTGTCCGCCATCTCCCCAGACGGTCGTACCGTTACCATGTCTGTCGCCAGCACCGCGGCCATTGCCGGTACCGTTACCGCGACTTACAACAACGCGACGATCTTCTACAACGTGGTGCACTTGAACCGTCCATTCGCTCAAGGCGCTATCACCTAACCAGTTTGGTCATGGTTGTGACGAGGGAGCTTCGGCTCCCTTTCCCACTGCCAAACCCGGCGTTAACAAAGGACCGTACCATGCAAGCTGCCGAAGCCCGCCCTCCCTACGTATCATTCGAAGTTCGTCCCGTCGAGGACCGTGCTGCTTCCATCGAAGCTGGTCACTACAAGACCCGCGATGAAGACTTCGCAATCATCACACCGCAGGGCAGCAAGGATCGCACCGAGCGCGTAGCCCGCGAGTGGTTTGTGCAGATGGAAGAGCAGGTTCAGCAGCAGCGTATGCCTGCCGAATGGTTTCGCCAGTTCAAAGGTGCTTTCGAAATGTGGAAAGCCGGCAAGGAACTCCCCCTCAACGGCACGCCAATCCTAACCTGGCCCGTGCTCTCCCCCAGCCAAGTGCGCAGTTGCATCGATGCGCAGGTTCGCACCGTCGAAGACCTTGCTGCTGCCAACGAAGAAACCATCGCCCGTATCGGCATGGGCGGCCGCTCCCTCAAGGACAAGGCCATTGCCTGGCTGGACACCGCCAAAGGCTCTGGTAAGGTAACGGAAGAAATGGCAGCACTGCGGGCTAGTCTTGCCGACGCCAATGCCCGCAATGACAAGTTGCAAGAACAGCTCACTGCCCTCGCTGCGCAAGTCGCTGCAAACACCAAGAAATAGGAGACCCTCCCATGCCCATGAACCTTCTTCAAATTGTCCAAGAGACCCGAGGTCGGTTAGGGCAGCCAATCCCCACCAGCGTGGCAGGTAATACTGACGCGGGGATTGTGCAGACATTGGGCCTCCTCAATGAGTTCCTCGAGGACTTGGTGACTCGCAAGTACTGGCAAGCCAACACACTCGAAACCACTTTCGTCACCACAGCGACGGAAAGCCAGGGTACGCTTGCCACGCTGTTCCCCTACGGTTTCGAGGGGTTGCTCGAAGACACCTTCTACAACCGCACGAACATGCTGCCAGTACGCGGGGGACTGTCCGCGAGCGAATGGGCGCTTCGCAAGGCTCGCAACATGTCGGGCCCTCTCCCCGCTTTCCGCATCCGCCGCAACGAGCTGATTCTCAACCCAATCCCTGCCGCAGGGCAGACCTGGGCAGTGGAGTACTTTTCCTCGTACTTCATCTACAGTAACGCAACGACTCCTGTCTACCGTAAGTACTGGTTGCAGGACACCGATTGCTGCACCCTCGATGATGCCCTCCCAATGGCCTATCTCAAGTGGGCTTGGAAGAAGGAAAAGGGGCTGGATTACGCAGAGGACTTCCGCAAGTACGAAAACATGCTGGAAGTGAAAACCATGCGGGACGCTCGCCCCCAGACCCTTTCCATGGATGGTTGTGTGCCACCAATGGGGCCAGGGATCATTGTATCCCCAGGGAGCTGGCCAGTATGAAAGCCTACCCCCTTGCCACTAAGCGGAAGAATCTGCAGGAGATCGGGCGGTCCTCTTCCATTCCCGCCCCCGTCAAGGGCTGGAACACACGCGACCCCCTGGCGAACATGGGGAGCACGTACGCAGTGCAGTTGGACAATTGGCTTCCTTTGGCCGGCACTGTCAGCCTACGTCCGGGCGTAACCGAACACTCCACCGGATTCGGTACTGACCCAGTTAAGACCGTCCTGGCGTGGAAAGGGACTGCCTCGCAGAAGCTCTTCGCAATCACTGACGATGGTATCTACGACATAACCACAGCGGGAGCAATCGGCGCAGCCGTGCAGGTCGTTACCGAAGGTTACTGCTGCTACACCAACTTCAACACAACGGGACAAGCCTACCTGATCGTAGTCAACGGCGTAGACGACCTGCTCTATACCAACGGGACTACCTGGACGTCTCTTGCAAGTTTCGCCATCAACGGCGGGGGCACATTGCTGACAAACACCATCGTCAACATCAGTGCCTTCAAGCGTTCTCTCTACTTCCTGAAAACGGCTAGCATGTCGTTCTTCTACCTGCCGATTGACTCGATCACAGGCACGGTTAGTGAGTTCCCGCTCGGTGCGCTGTTCGGTAAGGGCGGGTACCTGATGGCTGCCAGTACCTGGACAATCGACGGGGGTTTCGGGCCGGAAGACTACTCCGTGTTCATCACAAGCCAGGGGCAAGCGGCGGTGTATAAAGGGACTGACCCGTCCTCCGCGTCAAACTGGGCCCTCACCGGTGTGTTCGACCTATCCGAGCCGCTCGGCCGGAAGTGCTTCTGCCGCTTCGGTGGTGACCTGCTCGTCCTCACCCGCAGGGGTGTTTTCTCCATGTCGCGTGTCCTGAAAGACACGATGATGTCACCGAATTCCGCACTTTCCGACGTTATCAGCGATGCCTTCTCGCAGGCCGCTGCCCTGACCGGTGACGTGCAAGGCTGGGAGATGATCGAATACCCAGACCTCAGTCTCCTCGTCTGCAACATTCCGCAACTGGAGTACTCCAGCTCCCACCAGTACGTCATGAACACTGACACGGGTGCGTGGTGTCGGTTCAAGGGCTGGGATGGGTTCTCCATGACCTTTTTCCAGAATGTCATGTATATGGGCTTTGTCGGCCGCGTCGGGCAAATCTTCATCCCTGGCAATGATTTCGATCAGTCCATCACCGCCATCGCTCAGGGGGCCTTCAACTACTTCGCCCCACGCGGTCGTATCAAGCAGTGGTCACTTGTCCGGCCCAACCTCTCCATCGGCGGCAATACTGCCGTCAACGTCGCGCTCAAATCCGACTTCATGGAAAACGTCGACTACGGCACGGCAGTGTTCAACGCGACCTTCCTCTCTCGCTGGGACAGCTCGCAGTGGGACTTGGCCGGGTGGAGTTCCGAGCCCGTGGGGACCAATCAGTGGGT